GTCAAGGCTGGTGGGAGAGCCTTGAAGGCTTAAATTTTCTTAAAGAAAGAGTAATTGACCCTAAATTTGACAAGGCAGTAGATGCTAAGCTCCTAGAATACGCACAGCAAGGCAATGTCCTCTTGGATAGTTGGACGATGCCGTGGCTGCTTAAAGAAGGCTTCAAGATTTGGTTAATGGGTTCAATTGAGAAGAGAGCAACAAGAGTTGCCGAACGCGACAAAATAACCCTTAACGAAGCATTCAAAGTGCTGGAAGAAAAAGAATCTCGCACAAAGGCAATATACAAGAAGCTTTACGGTTTCGCTTTAGGCGAGGATTTTGCTCCGTTTGACTTGGTTTTAGATACCGACAATCTCAATGCAGAAGAGGTTTTTGAAGTTCTTTGCAGAGTAATAGATGACGTGGTTCTTTCCGTTCCTAAGTCTAACTAGAACTTTCTTCTATAACACAGTTACAGACGACTTAAAACAACAAATAACAAATTAGACTCCTCTTTCAAAGCGCCAAACTTAAGAGAAAGGGGAGGAAACAAGTGGAAACCTTAAACCGCATAGCTTCGCTTATCTTCTTAGAAGCAATCATCCTATGCCTCATAGCCTCTTTCCGCCTAATTAATCTCCAATCAACCGTCACATTACTAATCTTCAATATACTTTTCGTCTCGCTAATTTTTCAGCTAAACGGTAGCGTATTAAAAAAAATCTGCATGTTAACAGCAGGTAACATGATTGGCTTGTTCTGGAATCTAATTTTTCATTACTTCTCTTTAGCTGGCTACGCCTATTTTGGAGTAGCATTCAACGCTTTCTACACCTTAATTTACCCTATTTTAAACCTCATGTGGATAGTACCTTATCCCCTCAGTTTTGGACGTATCCACATCATTTTTCCGCAATGCACCAAAACGCTTCGGCTTCCGATAGCAATGATAAGTAACACCTTTGAAAACAACTTCATCGTATTTCTGCCAGCCAGCCTTACCTAACGCAAGAATCTCATCTAACGTAGTTGCACTGGTAACGTCAAAATCTTCATCTCTAAGCCTCATGATCGTATGCACATATCGCTGAGTACTCTTCCAGGACCTGTGCCGCAAAACTCGTGCAATCTCAGGCACATTACCATTAGTCACATAAGCAAGCATTGAACCGCCCCAATGACGAAAACTCTTCAAACTAATCTGTAGAACAGCTGGATTACTGAATTTTTTAGCAACTTTCCTCCGCAACGCGCGAAAAGTATTAGCGACAATTCGATACCTCATCGGGAAAATCCGTTCATTCTCCCTTGGTAAAGCATTAATCATATAGACAAGCCGAGCAGACAACTCATAATGACCAGAGTAATGACGTTTCACTGGATGATTGATGTAGAGCACATTGTCTTTAAACTCACTCCATTTACAAGCAAGAACCTCAGATGGATCAGCAAACGTCTCTTTAAGGCATAACAGGAAAGTAGCCATACGTTTACTTGCAGCACTAATTAACAGATCTAAGTCTTTCTCATCAGGAACAATGATTTCAATTTCATCTTGGTAATAGATTGGCCGTTCCCACGTAACCTTTTGCATATGGCAAAAAGCATCATAAGCACATGCCGCAATCATTTTCATGCTACCGCTCCAAGGTTCCCCGTTAGCCTTTTTCTTCTTAGCAATAACAGCCTTAACGTTCTCCGAATCCAGCAGGTCCGCGCCATCAGCGACAAGCCGCGTTAAAATAGCAGGATAAGTGTTCTCTTCGTCAAAACCGTTCCGCTCCAGATATTCCGTGAACTGCACAATGTAACCGCGCATCGTTTCAGGCAAGAGATCTAGTTTCAGTGGCTTCTTTTTGTCTCCCGCAACAGTCTTAACTTCTGTTGCACTCAAATTTTTCGCTCCTAAAGCGCATATTTGGCGCTTAGAAGCTAAGGCACTGCACGTATTTAATGACCTTTCAGAAGTTTCTTGTAACGGTGGTGACCCTTTAAGGGTCGGTTTCTCACTAAAACGGAATCCGCAATCCCTGCAAAGCCAACGCTGAACAGTCGACTTATCCTTAAGATAACGCAGGCCATCACGATAAACCTTCGTCACCTTAGGGCTGCAACTGGGGCATAGAGGGCTGGCGCCGGCGGAGCCAACGTTGCTCTCCGACTTGCTAACTTTCAGACCGGCTTCTGTTTTGCCAAACATACGTTTTTCAGAGCTTACAGAGTACGGAGCAAAACCAACCTTTCCCTCCCCAACGGCAGCCACTAACCATAAACCTCCTCTGGCCAAACACCCACAGCCAATAACTTCACCTAACTAGCTTTCAGTCGTGACGGCGGCGCCTTCAGTGGCAGCTACTTCTTGGCCATCATAGGTGAAGCTGACAACTTCGAAAGTTCCAAACGAGCCCTTGTGCTGAGGCCTATAATCCAGCAAACCCATCCGGACACCGGCATCTTCCAAAATTTCTTTCAGCGTAGCCTCGATGCCTTCAGGCAGCCACTTAACATTATAGACAAGCTTAAACTTTGCACTCCATTGCAATAGTTTCGCTCTGCCTTTAAGAACCCGCTGCGACTGGATCACAACCGCACGCTCATCAACCACGTACTCAGCTGTGCCAAGCGGAATCTTGTCAGGCTCCACACGCATCGTGCCAGCAAGCAAACTTGAAAGCGAAACCCTATGGACCCTGTACTGCTTAGCCGTATTGATCAGCATGCTCTGCACGCATTCCTGAGGAATATAAAGCTGGTTTTTGCCGTCGATCACCGCCATGTAAGCGCTGTTCTTTGCATCGTTCTCTGTACTGTAATTCTGCGTCTTCATTTTACTTTTACTTTTCAAACTCTCCGGATTCAACCGGTTCATTAGCAAGGGCGTTAAGCCCTTAATTTCAACATTTATTGTTTTAAAGTTTTGACTCATTTTTGTAACCTCACGTTACCATAAGAGGACCCTACCGAACTATGCCTCACAATACATCGCATCACCAAGCCAGGCATCACAGAACCGAACCTAACTGGACACCGCAAAACATGACCTAACCAAAATAGCACCTGAGAACACCATGCCTTACACGACAGGACAGTACCAAGCCAAACTTGACCCCGCCTTAATAGCGCCAAAGCTGACCTCGCCTTGCTGTACCTCACCACTGCTAACCTCAATGAAAGCAAAGATTGAAGCAACCGTGCCAAGCCGCGGCTCACAAGACCCCACTTGACATTGCCAAACCTCAATAACGCCAAACCATGCAAAGCCAAACCGTACAGTGCACCACACCGCCCCACGCAACAAAACAGAACCTCTCCAAACCACGATAGCACCTTACCAAGCAAAACCAAGCCCCGCTCCACCGTTGACCACCCAGCGCAACCGGACATCACAAAGAAACGCCAAACCTTACAAAGCCAAGCTGTACCCCACCGAGCTCCACGGCACAAAACAGGACATCGCCAAACTATACCGTAATAACACCTTGCAGCACCTTGCCGAGCCAAACCGGACTTGACCCAGCCGGACCGGACTCCACACCGCAATAAAAGCTTACTAAACCCTACTTTACTCAGCCTAACCGGACAGGACCTCAACAGACCAAGCCACGCAAAGCCTCGAAACACCAGACCACGCCTAAGAATACACTGCCGGGCACCACTACACACCACAGGACCATACCTGGCATCAATAGCGCCACACCTTACCTTAGAGGACCGGGCAACACCGCATCTTACCCCACGATACAAGACCCTAAACATGAAAACGCAACCTCTCAAAATCCAAATGCGCCCGATTAACCAACTCTTTAATGACAGGATCATCCAGCGGAAAACGCCCAGACTCCGCCAGACTACAAAACAGAACCAAAGCGCCCTTCAGCTCCACGAGTTCACGGCCACTCAAACCAGGCTGAACCTTCCCACTCTTAGAATCCACATGGAACTTCTTGCCGCATGGCGCCGTCAAAGTCACGATAGGCGCAGCAGACTCCCGATAAATCTCGGCAGCCGGAACATGCACAAGCGCCACGATATCTTTCACGTCAAACTTGAACTTCTTAAGCCGAGCAATATTATCCTTGAGCTCCACTTCGCTGAAGCCCTTGCCATGGCCACTGTTAAGCCTCACCGCCTCAGCAAACATCTCCGCCTCACTTGTAAAGGGCAACTCTGAACAGTCAGCATAATCAATTTTCTTAAGCTTCCGAGAACCTAGACGGTGAAAGCCATCCAGGACAATCTTCCTTCCCCGGAACAAGCCAACTTTAAGCGTTGGAAAAACGCTGCCAGCATCCAAAGCCTTCGCATACGCACCTACAACTTGCTGATCCACTTCTTTTCGAGGATAAAGAGACCAATCAAGAACCAAATCACTTATTTTCTCAACTTTAACGGGCGCATGATCCCAATCCTTTGCAATACAAGCAGCAACAGTCAAAACCACTATTGAGAACCCTCCATGGGCACCATTACTTTACCAGAAACAGCATGTTCGTGCCTAGCAAGGTCCTTACGTAAATTCGCTTCTACATCATTTAGGCTGCCGACAGTTGCCATACTACTAACGATGAATTCTTGTTGCCTTAAGAAGTCAGTTTTCAACTCAACGTATCCTTGTCTCAGCGATTCATAGGCTTCAGAAAGAATCTGCAGCCTCTTCTCAACCGATGCAACTTCAGGCTTTGTTGCTTCAACGCTCTTTTCAGCCTTAGCCTCAAGGACCATAGGCGTATTTTCCTTAGCTTTTTGCTTTGCTTTAGCAACCAACTTTTCATATTTCTGCTTAATTCCAACAGCACTGCGCCCTGGAAACTCAGTGATAATCTGAGCAATCCTCTGAACTATCGTTCCTGAAACTTCATCAATCCGCTTAAACAAACGCTGTTCATCTTCAGGCGTCCAATCAGGCCCTTTTTGACAACCCTTAAACTTTTTCTCCTCAGAATTCTCCAATTTTTCACCTCCAACTTGATAAGACGCTTCCTTTGCGACATTACCACGTACATGTTTGTTTCTCGGCTGAATCTGGCCAACAATCCGCAACCTCTTCAAACGCATATTAGCTGAGTTACCTTTTCGACTAGGATATTTTTCCTCAACTTTCACGGCAATATCTGGAATAGACGAGCCTTGATTCCAAAGAGAAATGAGAAGAGCATCTTCCTCAGGTTGCCAATTCACACGCTTATTTTCTTCATTTTCAACTTTCTTATCCATTTCTTTCACCTCTCCATTACCTTGAACTTGTTTGGATGCTGCAGACGGAACAAAAACAACCCCACTCTTAGAAACAATTTTATTCAAGGGCACAAAAGTAACCGCATGATTATCCAAGTCGCCAAAATGGCACGCGAAGCCCTGATCGCCCAAGTCAGCTTCCCAATCAGGATCAAACTCAGATCCCTGGATAACAATGCACTCGCCATACGGCGCCACATTTTTTGATGGACCAAACCGCTGCTTAAGCTCATCAATAGTAACCATCAACGTTTAGCCTCCGCCAAACAAGAAGGACACATAAAATACTCTCTGTGACCATGCGGAGTATCCAGGTACAACCCATGCACTGGGCAGTTTACCACGTACAAGGCCACAGCACCCAAGTAGCCTTCAGGCTTAACCCAACGCAGAAAAGCATAGCCAGAAATCTTAAGCTTCAACCGCTGGCGCAAAGTCAATTCGGGAACCTCACCAAAATTCATTTTTTCGCCTCACCTAGACCTTTTACGTGGTGTCCAGTTGAAAGAGTCACCTTTTTGTTAGGAACTTCAATCAACATTCCATCATATCCACACACTATGCACTTTGTTTTGACAAGAAATGGAATGTCGAACATATTCTCAAGCATAAGTTGCTTTGCTGTTTTTCCTTCACATTGAGGGCAGAGATACCTGTGGGTTGCTTTGTATAGCATTTTTTGCTCTTTGCGGTTTTTCAATTAAACCGCCTCCAAAGGTTTCTTCTCAAAAAGCGCTGGGTTAGGTTGATAGACCCCGCTTGTCACTGCGCAAATCTTCGGGATTCCGTCAGCATAGAAATCCTTGCTTGAAGCTTCATTGACTCTGCGGTCTACAGTGCGTTTGCTTCGGTACTCCCGCCAAGGCCACTCGTCGTCTGCTCGCAACTTGCCTATTTTTTCGGTAACTATCACATAGATGTCCATGAGGTCTGCGGGCCTATGCTCCGTGTTCCAGATTTTGTAGACGGCTTCAACCGCGAGTTTGCGGATGGCTTCGCATTCTGATTCGCCCGCGGGCACGGGCTGAGGTTTCCAGCATGGCAACTTAAGGGTGATGCTGCTGCGCGGAAAAACGTCCAGTTGAGTCACGATTTCGTCTCCTCGTCCAAAGTTGTTTGTTTACCGGACAAGCGCTCAGCAATCAAGCGCTCTTCTTTTTCCGCAGGAACAGCCGCCTCAATGATCTCCGTTTCCTTGAAAATGTTAATCTCTGCCTGGCATTCAGGACAAGCGATAGTTCCTAAGAAAACTTTCTTCGTTTTATTAGTCAAGCTTTCACCTCTGTTTTCTCGGTTTATTTTGTAAGCGAAAGAGTTCTCTGATTTTTCCGAAGAGTACATTTCTCCATTTGGCATAGACAGCGTCAAGCTCAGAGTTCCATTTCGCATAGACAGCGTCACGCTCAGGCTTCCATTTCGCATCGACAGCGTCACGCTCAGAGTTCCATTTCGCATAGACAGCGTCACGCTCAGAGTTCCATTTCGCATCGACAGCGTCACGCTCAGGCTTCCATTTCGCATAGACAGCGTCAAGCTCAGAGTTCCATTTCGCATCGACAGCGTCACGCTCAGGCTTCCATTTCGCATCGACAGCGTCAAGCTCAGGCTTCCATTTCGCATAGACAGCGTCACGCTCAGAGTTCCATTTCGCATCGACAGCGTCACGCTCAGGCTTCCATTTCGCATAGACAGCGTCACGCTCAGGCTTCCATTTCGCATCGACAGCGTCAAGCTCAGGCTTCCATTTCGCATCGACAGCGTCACGCTCAGGCTTCCATTTCGCATCGACAGCGTCAAGCTCAGGCTTCCATTTCGCATAGACAGCGTCACGCTCAGGCTTCCATTTCGCATCGACAGCGTCACGCTCAGGCTTCCATTTCGCATAGACAGCGTCAAGCTCAGGCTTCCATTTCGCTAAAGTTTCCTTAGAAATGCCCTCTGGATCCTGATTCTTCGGCAACCTAACAGATCTGCAAACGCATTTATCGTTTTTCCACGCTTCAATCCCGAAAGCTTCAGCAAAATAAACTCGGCAGCCCTGCTCCAGCCAACTTTGCGGATTAGTCGTTAAATGAAAGCCAGCACTACACATCGACAACTTTCCATGCACCGTGTATTTCTTGCCCAGCTCCCAACTGTGAGAGCCGCCATTGCAACTTTGCATGTTATGCAGGACTTTGAAAAGAATCACAGGCTTCTCTTTTTTATCAGTCATGTTTTTGCCTCCAAATCAGAAACACGCTCATCAAACGCGCCCTCAGCAACCTTCGGATCATGATCCAAGTAAACGTTCATTTCGCCATGCCGATCACACAGCAACCGCTTGCCGTCGACGTGCAACTTGCAACCGCAAATCGGACAAAACTTCGCATCCAACTCAACCATCACGCACACCCCGCTTTTTTCGGCAAAACTACGCCTCTCCGTTTGCTAGTGTGAAGCTCAGGCGCTTTAATGGCGCATGGAATCTTTTTGTCTGAGCAACCTTTCCTGATTGAGCAGGAGTGGCAACCGTTAATTTTCATCTGAAAACGCATCAGTTAACACCTTCCTTGAGAAGTTCCTCAATTTTCACGCCGCAATCATAGCAGAATCGGTATCTTCGACTGTCAACTAGGCCGTCTCGGTTGTAAAAGAATTCAAATTTGAGTTCTGCCATTTTTCCGCAGTTATCGCATATTTCATCATGTGTCATTTTTCACTCAACCTACCTTTTGCAAAGAAGGGCTTGTATCCTTGTTTGGGAAGCCTCTTGGAAGAGAGAAGGAGACCTCAAAACAGTACGCCAAATACGCGCGTGACATAAACACGCAAAACCTCCCAAAGACAGTGCCTTCAAAAAGCCTATTCCCCAAGAACACTAAGCCCCCTGATATTTTCCCGCTTTAATTTTAGTGATTTCTTCCATTCTAAGTCTGATTGCTTCGCTGACAAACTCAGCGACACTCCGATAACTCGGATTTTCTTCAATAAAATTTTCAACTTGAGTGTAAAGCTCTGTTTTAATACTTACACCCTTGAAACTTCCCGCAGGCACTACATATCACTCCTTTCACTATAGCAATTATGCCATAATCACTCTCCCTACATACGATTTACATATAAATTTTGTGGCACAATTAAGGCATAAAGTTAACGAGAAAAAAATTTCAAGCTAGCAATATTTTAAATAAAACCGTAAATTTTTTATGGCAGATATGCCACAATAACATCCCCGATTCACATGGATAAAGGGGGAGAGAAAGGAGAGAAATTGCCAAAAGAGGACCAAGACTTCAGAGGCGTAAGCCTCAAACGGGAACTAGTAGAACAAGTCGAAAAACTAGTAAAAGAAAACCCACAATACAAAAGCATAGCCGACTTCGTACATGAAGCCGTAAGATTAAGAATGGAAGAGGTTAAGAAAAGCGTTAGCTTACCACGCTTTGAACACTTCAACATAAACGACGAAGGCGTAAGAATCACGGATCGCAAACTAGGCCTGATAGCAGACATTTACTTCAAGCCACAAGGAATATTCTGCGACCTAGACAAAAACAACAATTGCGAACACATCGACTTCGCCCTCACCATCCCTGAGATCCAGGATATCATCCGCAAGAAAGTAAAAGAAGGCTGGAAACTCCCAGACGTCTAATTATTGAATTATGCCTCTACGATAACACTCATCCAAATACTCCCTGACAGCCTGCTTAATAACATCCGACCGGCCAGTAAAACCACGCTTACCCTTCAGCTTATCCACTTCATCTAACAGGCTCTTTGGCAGCCGAACAGTCGAATAACCATCATCAACCATCTTAAGGAATCCCTCCCTTAGTCGAAACCTCAATTTCAATGCGTATAGGCGTGGAATCAAATTTGCCTTGAAGATCCACTTGATAACCAACACCCAATTCTTCTATTGCCCTATCAATATGCTCCTTGAAAACTTTAGCTATACGCTGCCTCTCAGGCGAAATAACCGTCAAACCTTACACCAACCCCCATAGACAAGCCACATACATTAGACCTTTTAACTTTTGTTCAAAACCCGCTTGCTCTTCTCAGCAAACTCAGCAGCCGAAAATTCCCTCGCGTGTTTTAAAAAGCATGGAAAAACACCATCAAAAAATCTCTCGAGCATTTGGAAGACTTTGACCTGTCACCGCCGATCAACCTTCACGCTTTCACCCCTAACTTTTTCCTGCAAACAACGCCAAGGCCAGTCTCCAAGCTCTTCCTGCTTGTGATTACGGCGCCACAATGCATACACCTAGCATCATACTGCTTAGCACACTCAGCCGCGATCAGGCGTTTACCACGTACACGATCAGCTAGAGGCGCCATGTGATATCGGGCCAGGAGAATGATTGCTGCAGTGTACTCTTCCTTGCTGTAACCGTACCCTGCATAGTTGGTTATAATGTACTCTGCAACCGCCAACAAATGCGCCTTAGAGGCGTAACCAAAGCGCTGCTCATCATCCTTAACCGCCAAAATCAAGCCTAGAAGCTTAGTTTGAGATTCAACCATCAAAACAGGCACAACCCCTTAACATTCTTCAAGCTAACGATAGTTTTCTCCATCCGATCCACGGGTTTGGATTCTAAAAGAAACTTATCGATTGTTTCTTGAGTTGTCATCCGCTTAACCTCATAACTACAGCGGTTATTTCAGCTTATAAATATATCTATTTCAGTTAATCAACCACAGTTAAACTTAAATATCCACGTGAACAATCACCATTAGGAAGAAAAACAATGAGAAAATACATCCTAACCAACCAAGAAAAACAAATCATCAAAAGATACCTAGAAACAGGCGAAAAAATAGAAGGCTACGCAATGCTACTAAGCCGCTGCCGACATATGCAACCCATCAACGAAGATCAACAGCTAATCCAGCAATTCCTCAAAAAAGCAGAAAACTAGGCGAAAAAAATGCTTTTCAAAAAACCTCTACTAGCGAAAGTCATGGATGGCACAAAAACCCAAACCAGGCGCCTTAGCAAACGAACCTATAAAGCAGGAAGAACCTACGGCGTCACCTGCAGACGCTATCAGAGATCACAAGCCCACATCCGAGTGCAAAGAGCATGGCAACAACGCTTATTCAATGTAACCGAAGAAGAAGCAAAAGCCGAAGGATTCAACAATCTGGCAGAATTCCTAGAAGCATGGATAAAAATCAACGGCTACTTTATCCCATGGCAAACCGTCAACGCCTACGAATTTCAAAAAAAGTAACCCATTAAATTCCCCTGAATTCAAGTAAAATTTATCAGCAAATCGCCTCTAATAAGCCCGAGGATTAAATATGCAAGATAGAACCGGCGAATTATGCCCTGTTTGCAAAAAAGGCAAATTATACCCATCTGGCATCAGGGAAGTTTTAGAACCAGGCAAGAAACCTGATAGTGGCGAGCTTCATAGGGAAAACACAGAATATGAATGCGATAATTGCAAGCATAAAACTAATGCATTTGGGGTTAATATTAGCCCTGGCACAATATCAATAAAAGCGGAAGCAAAGGTTTTTAAAAATAAATCTGAGGAAAACTAACTCTGCCCTTTTCACCTCAGACGCCTTTCTAAACCTCTATTTGTTTTTTCCAAAACAGGTAAACTTTCGTTTGCAGGAGAACCCCGACAATCCTGATCAGCTTGACCAAGCGGTCTAGATCAGCAGCTTCCATCCCTTCCCGGTACAACTTCGTGGTGCCATAAGGCACATGACGCATAGCTGCAAACTCTTTACGGAAACGTTGATGACCATTCTTGATAAACGCTTCCTTCAAAACGGATATCTGCTCACTGCTTAAGCCCTCAAGTTTACCACGTACATACCGCTGACTACCAAGCAGTTGCACGTCAAAACCGAATTTCTTCAGGACCTCAGCTATTGCAAGCGCTTCTTTAGGCGCCTCATGAACACTAACTTTTCGCATCCCAGCACGCTCAGCAAACGGATTATACTTCGCCATTACCGCGATCATCTCAACAAACGGCGTTCCAACCAGCGGTAACGTCTCGCGGATCAGCTTCTCACCTAACCCAATGGTCCTGTACTTTGGATGAACCACAACTCGGCTAATAATGCTCAACTGCTTGTTCAGGTCCTTAATCGACATCCTGGGCAACACTTGGCCGCGGCCAGCACAGTTCGGAGGCGGATAACAATAAACAATAACACCGCAAAGCTCACCACGGCGCCGGACACAGAAAATACCCCTTTTTGCCCCCACATTATGACTTCTGTAATGGAAAACACTCAGTTTACGCCAATCATCCAAAGTGCCACCCTCAACCTTCATTTCCCCGAGCAAACTGCACTCTGCAGCAGGCCTATTAGGAAAATACTTAATGTCGATTTCCTCGCCGAAACGCTTATGCACATGCACCGAAGGCGAGAGATCCACAAACAAGTCATCATGCGTAGTCGCAGCGAGAACCGCTCGTCCTTGCTGACGCGCTAGCTTTTGTACGTTAAAAGCGATAATCTTCGCAGTATCCCTATCCAAAGTTGCGCAGAATTCGTCCATAAGCCACCACTGCTTTCCATTTTTTCCACTCTCGATTAACTTCGCAATTCGGTAACGGTATTTCTGCCCGTCACTCAATTGGCTGTATGTACGTAGGAACAAGAAAGCATCATTCAACCCAACCTTGCTGAGCAGCTCCAAGGCCTCTTCAACAGTGCTGCCAATAGTCTCTATAAGCGGTTTATCCTCTTCCACGTGGACGTCAGCCATGTCGACTGCTTCGTCGCCCAGGTCGGTCCTGATCGCACGTAGCAAAACACTCTTGCCTGACCCAGAATCACCGGTAATCAAAACGATATCCTTAGGACCTACCTGCAGCTCCGCATTCAAAACAGGGAACTTCTGAGCCTCATCAATGCCAAGCCCAAAAGCTTCAGCAACAACAACAGTCCTAGGCGTCAACTCAGTATGCGTCTCATAACTAATGTTGAAAGAAAATCTACCTCGTTCCCTATCATAAGTCCTTTGGCACTTGTGAATCCTAAAGACTTCCCGGCGATCACGCATACAACCTCAACTCAATCCATTAGCGTTAAAAAACCACTCTTCAAACTGACAACCGCATCAGTAGAGAGTAGAGTTAAAGTGAAAACACCACGTAACAGGCCTTAATGTACGTAGTAAATAGCTACCGCTAACCATAATTTACAATGCACAAAAACAGCAAAATTACCTAGTAACGCTCGTAACCTGGTGCTCCTTAACCTTCCTGCGCACTCTTTCAAGCTTAGCCCTACGTTTTTCTTCCAACAAAAACACCGATAACAATGCCTGAAAGACCAGAAATCGACGCAAACACTTCACTGTTCCACGCATGCAGAATAGCCAAGTTCGCAATCTCAATAGCCGAAAGGCAAACGGTCATGCCAATGCCGAATTTCACCACATAAACAAGCGTCTCATTAGGCTCCTCAACAACAACAGCACGCCCAGGAACACGGCGCCGACGCGTCAAAGCACGCCTAATCCGGTCTACCATCCGTGCTCAGCCTCCGCTGAAAAATATGACGCTGAAAAGCCCGACCGCGACTAAGCATCCGATGCCCACCCGCCAAAAAACTGTTAACAAACTTACCTACTGACTCTTTAGGAATGTACCCTCTAGCAATCACCATGACATCAGTTGTCCAGCTTAATGGAATAGCAGTATAATCCAAGTCGAAAAGGCCATCAGCATAACAGAAACTGTTCTGCGCCAAAACGATATGCTTAGCTTTCACGCCTAAAACTCCGATGAAAACTCCCCAGCTCCGCACCGGCACATCAATAGCCCCCCCGCTGCCAAGACTCTTGCCTACAGAAGCATCAGACCAGCTAACTTCCACCAAATCACCTTGGTGAATATTCTTAAGTTGCTCTACGATAGTTTTTTCTTTCTCTTTTTCCAAACCTTTTTCACCTATCCATTAGAGGGCAAAATCAACCTTCCCAGTTCGCAAATTAACCACCAAATTACCAACAACCAAGTACAACGCAGTTTCCCTGCGAATTCCAGCCCAAACAACCTCAACCAAACTAACGTTATCCGTAACCAACAAAGCCTTGTTAACAAAGGCATTATCCGCGAGGCCTACCGCATCAAGCGCCTGCAACACACGACTAGGCGTAGAAACAGCATCAACAAGCGATAATACATCAGATACTTTCAAGGTTTTCAGAATATTAAATACATCAGCAAGACTCACGGAATCCGCAACAGCAAAAGTCTTGTTCCTCAGGAGCGCATCCGCCAAACCAATCGAATCGCCTATAGCTAGCGAAGGCTTATTCCTGTAAACGCTGTCAGAAAGCAAGCTTGAATCCGCAACCATAAGCAGCTTCGAAACTAAAACAGCCTCCGCAACCGCAACCACATCCGCCACAGCCACAGAAGGCTTATGCCTAAACACCTGATCCAGAACGCTCACGGCATCAGCGATTACGGCTGTCTTGTTGATTAAAGCAATGTCCGATATGCCTATGACGTCGGCGACAGTTTTGATTATTGCCCCTGTTACTACGTTAATTAACTCTGAAAGCGAAACCACATCAGAAACAATCAGCGACTTATTACCCAAAACGGAATCCAAGGCGCCAACAGAATCCGCAAACTTCAAAGTCTTATTAACATACAAATTGAACATGGCGGTCGTGTCAAAGATTGCAGGGTCAAAAATGGCAGGATCAAACAATCCGTAAGGATCAACGACGCCTATAGAGTCTGCAATACGTAAGGTTTTGTTGCCTAAGCCAAACGCATCTACAGCGCCCAAAGAATCCGCGACGATCAAAGCCTTGTTGCGTAAAACCGCATCAGAAGCCGCCAATGAATCCGCCACGGAAACGTTAGTAACGCCTGATATGGGCCCGATGTAAACGTCGGCAGCAACAACACTGTCGCCATAAGCGGTGTAAGCGTCCCCAGTCCTGTTAAATGCACCTAAAACCAAATATTTATACGGATTATTGGCGCTTGTGTTGTAATCGTACTCGCATTTTAATACGTCGTTTATCCACATTTTGCCCCAGCCAGAAACAGCGTTTAACATCGCAATTTCTATGCAATACTCTTGCCCTGTTTGTACTGTTATTCCCGAATCTACAATGTTGCCGTTAACGTAAATTCCGAAGTGCGAAACACCACCGACAATGTACACCCAACCTTCCAACGTCACTGTGCCAGTGGAATCCTGTAAAGTCAAGATATTCGAATAATTACCCGTTGTTGGCGAAACCGTGAAGTAGAAGTAAGCTCTTAAATGTAATTCAGTGTATGTACTCCCTAATGTTTCTCTGCACCAATTGGCACCGGAACCGTCTAAATAAGCGCTGTAAGTACCTTCATTAGGATGTAACGTCGAAGTAGCAATGTTACCCGTAACAGTTGTCCATGCGCTAAGATCATTAGTTTCAAATCCGTCGCTAAAAAGCACCGTGAAATACTGCGTTAGGTAATGGCGTTCAAACTCGCCGATTCTCGGAAAAACATGTTTGTGAACGTATGCTTCAAGCGTCTTTTTATCTTTCAAGAATGTTGGCGGAATCTTAAGCGTTAACGGGTACTTCTCTCCGCAATGAGGACACTCATGACTATTCCGTTTAACTTCCTTTCTGCACTTTGGGCATATATGCATCCAACAAGGCAAGTAACGCAAAAGCCAATAAGGAATACTCATGTTGTCTCACTTGTACGTGGTAGGTTTCTTTTCCTTGACTACACCGTGGGTTAATTCAGGGATGGATTCCTTTTTGAAGTGATAATACTCTATACCCTTTTCGTCGTCTACATGCCTAACGTCAATTAAGTTGTAAACGTCCAAACTAACTAAGCCGTTAATCTTTGGATACTCCGTTAATTCTGCTTCAAACGCATCTGTGTACCACTTAGGTCTTGCAAAGATTTTATCCAACAACTCGGTTAAAATCAGATTGCACCCCAGCCCCGTAAACACTCCCTTATCACTTTGGCACTTATGCCATGGATAACTATGAGCTACGTGAACAGCATTACAGAAACCAGCCACGTTAAGCATTATATCCAACGTCAATGGCGGGCAGATGTTATCTTGTTCAATACTCATCACCCATTTATGTCCGCCCTTTTTAGCTTCCTCAAAGATTCTTTTCCAACTCATAGCAAACGTTTCTTGAAAACTGTTAGTTGGATTAATGTGGTCGCATGGAACCTTAAGTTTCTTGAGATGCTCATAATACTGTAATCCGTCCCCCGTGTTATCCACCATAAACAGTGCTCTGTAAGGAAAAACAAAGTCATTGTAAGCGCGAATGTAAGCTTCAAGAGCATAACTTTTGCCTCGGTATGTTGGGCAAGCGACAAGGACAGATTCAGTCACATTCTTATAAATTTCCTTTAGTTGTTTCTTGTTTTTAGTAATTACAACAGTGGGAGCATTTTTCATAGCGTCTTGCTTGTGCCCGATGGTGGGTTTCAGAAAGTCTCCAATACCTTTGTCAGTTGTCATGCCGATTAATCCGCCCTTATGATGTATGCCATGGCGTAGTAGGGTTGAGGCGCAGATAACGTGTCATGGGTACTTACAGCCACATTGGTGGACAAAGCGTGCGCGTCGATGCCGACATTTGTGGTTAAGGCATGTGCATCTATGGCAACGTTAGTTGTTAAACTGTGTGTTGTTACTGCTGATATAGCGGCTGAGGTTGATGCTGAGGATGTTCTCGCTGCAAAAGTAGTGTAAGTATGCGCTGCTACAACAGGCTGAGTTAAAGTATGAGCGGATATTACAGGTTGAGTAAGCGTATGATTAGAAATGGCAGGCTGCGTGACGCTGTGGTCTGCATGATGATGAGTAACTGCGCCTCCATAAGCGGTTAAGGAACCCGTCAAATTAGTTTCTGGAACACCACTAACATCCTGTTTAGCGCCAACCACAAATTTGTCGCGTAAGTCAGGCAGGTTAAAGTGGCTTCCATCTACGTAACCGTAAATCGTGCCAATCGCATTGAACAATACAGCATAAGTGGTGCGTGAAAGACTGGAGCCGTCACAAAGCAGCCAGTTCGCTGGAATATTAGCAATTGCGCCAGCCCACAACCAAACAACGCCAGCAGGCGTGTCATGCTCAGCGTTCCAAGCATTCACACTAACCTGGTATGCTCCATTATTCGTGCCCGTAACTACAGTACTATGCTTAACCATCCATACACACACCAAAAAGTTGAAGAAAAGTTTAGCTGAACGTTATTGCTAACTGCAACGTCCACGTCTCGCCTGAAGCCTTAGTGCCTTTATCCGCGCAAACCCTATTCAAGTTCTTGCCTGAGTCAGTTGAAGCGTTAACAACAGTGTATTCCTGCCAACTATAATTCGCGTCACCGCTTGCGAATGTAGCTTGCCAAGTACAAACCTGAGTTGCACGAGTCGGAAAAGTCGAATCCATCGCCTTGTAAGTCTTGTTAGTGGCTGCCTGCAAACCTGTCTGAGTCGCGACCGCAGTCGTAGTGCTGTCGCCTACGCCAAGATAAGCATGCGCATTATCCCATAAACTGCCCGTGTCACCAGTCGTGCCCGCGATCAAACCGATAAGCAACTGTAAGCCTTCGTTCAAAGCAACGTTATGGTCGATTTCTTCTGTGCCAAAGTAAGCGCCTGGATACAAGACTTTAGCTTCTTCCACAGTTAAGCCGTTGTGAATTGCGTTAGCGATTTTGTCGTCTGGGTCCTTGAACTTGGTTATTGTCCAATGGGCTTTCCAACCAATTTTATCGTTTAGTTTTTTCGTTTTCATTCCTCCAAATTTTCATTTTTATGCCATGATTTCATGACCGTGAAACCTCACTCAAAGTGCCATCAGGATTCCAAGAAAAGGTAAGCGTAAAAAGCAAAGCGCCACTGCCGTCATAGGCTTTGATTGTGGCAACCGTGCCATCCCCATTCCAAGTAAAGCCGTATTTTGCAATTTTCTTGCCCGTGGGAGCACTTGTTAAAGCGCTTAAAATTGCATCATGAATTGACTCGCCGCCCCAAACGCTCAAGTCCTACACACTCCAAAAGCTTTTCTTACCACGCACTCGCAACCTTGTACCTGTTAACGCTGCCCAGTTTAGACCGCAAAGCATACAAATAATCCGCCAACAACGCCTTCTCATGACCAAGCTCCAAAGTAATCTCAAGCTCCTGGGAAGCTGATTTAACATCATATTCAACGCTTAAAATACGGTAGTTGCCGTTAACATTCTCGTTCGGCAAAGAAACAGCAATCTTGTCAGCTGGGAAAATCGGATTACTACCATAGTCAATAACCGTGCTCTTCAGAGTTATGTACTCGAACGGATCCTTCATGTAAGCCAAAGTTGCTAGCGCATTTAATGCGCACTCGTTATCGCTGTAGAGCTCCTCATTAGTATCCATATATTCTCGAGTACCATAAGCAGATTGGCTTCCCGAGTCCTGCTGAACACTGCTATAGCGGCGCCCGCCAAAATAGACCTTATCAACCCAGAACGCTCCAGAGCCTGTAGGCGAAGTAGGCATACAGTAAAAGGCCATGCGCCAAATCTGCGTCCAATCAAAACTCG